CCGGCCTGATTTGCGCAAATTTCACGAGTGTTTTCTCAGTCATCGCTGCCCGCCTTTCGCCAGATGATCGAACCGGCATCGCGCACAAACACACCGCCATCAGCCGATCGATCACGCGCCGCATCCCGAAAAATGACGGTCCCCAGAAACACCATCACCACCAGCAGCACCGAAGCGTGCAGCCAGACGCGCCGGTTCACGCACAACCAGAAAATCGGCCAGCAGACGCCGATAAGAACAAGCCAGCCGGCAGCCTGGGACGACACCAAAATCATGCCGATATCCCCAGTTCCCGTAGTGCATCAAGCACCGCCTTGCGTGTGCTGTTGTTTGGCTTCCGGTCTTCCTGAATACCTTTGATGAACGTGCTCTCTGAAATGCCGGCCCGCCGTGAAATTTCCGCGCGTGATACACCTGCCCGCCTGCGCAGGTCCTCCAGTTCGCCCCATGACAACAATGGATAGGCCATGCGTTTTCCCTCTTGATTTCAAGAAATCGCATCACGATGTGATTTGTATTGTATTGTCAAGCGAAAAGTATTTTGATGTTAGTTTTGAGAAATCGATCTACCTATCGGCTTATGACAAGCCCTCGCCAAAAACAGGTGGATTGGATCAACGCAATCCTTGACCAGCGCGGATGGACAAAGACCCATCTGGCTCGCATGGCCAATTTGAGCGCATCAACCTTGACCAAATTTATGGCGGCGGATGACGAACATACTTTGTCATCCAACACGCTGGAGAAGATACGCAGGGCTTCAAATTTTGAATTGTATCAGTCCACCCCTGTCACACCGCAGCGCGGCACGTCTGCACAGGAAGCTATTGAATTTGATTACGAAATGGTTCAAGACACGGCCATTTCCAACGCCTTGCGCAGCGCTGCGAGCGCCTGCAATCAATCACAGATATGGCGTCTGAACAGCCGCGCCCTCGAAAATGCCGGCTATTTGCCTGGTGACTATTTGCTGGTAGATGCATCAGCCGAGCCAAAGCTCGGAGATACGGTTTGTGCGCGTCTGAAGCAGACAGAACAGACTGATCCAACCACTATTATTCGAATTTTTGAAAGCCCGTTTCTGGTGCCCGCAACCACCGATCAGAGCTTGTTGCGCCCCCTCCTGCTGGACGGCCAATCAGTCACGATTGCAGGTGTAGTGGTTGCCAGCTTCCGACCCCGCCGCGCGGCATAGGCCCATATCCGGCTTTTTCACCAACTTATCCATCAAAAATTGGCATTTGCGTCTTTCAATCCGATTCATTCGGATTAGAGAATTCGCATGAATTCGCCTATATTATGCGAATTTACTTGTGAATATACGAAAATTATCACATATGTGAAAAATCGCCACCGCTGCATGAGGCAGCCGGCACGATTTGGAGCATCACATATGAGCAATCCACACATGGTTCCCCAAACGACAAACGCCAAGGGTGCGGCGCGTATGCTGGGAATGTCCGTTGGGTCCTTTTACAACCGGAAAACCAAACTGGCCGCCGCAGGCTTTCCCGAACGTTTGCCTGGTACAAATGTCTGGAGCGTTCCTGCCATTCATCGCTGGATTGACAGCAATGGCGAAACCGCAGCACCTGACCAGACAAATGAAGTTGATGCAGCTCGCAACCGCCTGCAGGATAAGTATGCGGGGGCCGCATCATGAACACACACCTCAAAACCCCGGAGGAATGGGCCGCCTATGCCGCAGGCCTGGAACGATGCATTGCCGCCCAGTCAAACCGTGAAATGGATCTGCGCTGGCAACTCGCCAGCACCATGGGCCAACTGAAGGAAGCCCAGGCCCAGGCCGGCGCATTTTGCCACCGCGCCATGCAACTGGAGCGTCAGCTGGGGCAAACCGGCGCCAATGCAATTGCAATCCCACACGCGGGTTACAAAAAAGTTGGGGGCAATCATGGCTGATCAGGTTAAGGCACCAAGTCTCACAAAACATCAGCGCAAACTTCTGAGGCTGATCGACAACACACGTTTTTTCCGAGTGCATGGCGGTTATCGCGGCACCGGCACCCAGCTGATCAAACTTGAAACCGCCAGAAACCTCAAACGGCAAAGGCTCGCCCGCGAAGCCATGGCACGAACCGCAAGAGGCACACACCCGGTCCTGCAGATCACCGGCCACGGCAAAGACATGCTGGCCGGCATCGTCCAGGAGCATCTGCTTTAAGCAACCATCCACTCTAACATCAAGGAACCACCGCTATGTCCGCAACCGCCACACTGGACGCTCCGCGCGCCCGCGCCTATCCTGCCCGCTCCACCACCGCTGGAGCAAAGCCCATGGGCAAAGTCACAATATCCATTCCACTGATCACCTGGCGCGATGGCCGACCGCGTTTCATCCCCGGCAAACAGGCCCGCCACGAAGGCTGGACCGGCGAGGATCTGCGCCACGGCGCAACCGGCCCGTGGTATTCCCTGGACGAAGCCATTGCCTGGTCAGAACAGCGCCAGCAGGACATGGCGGACAAACGCCAGGCTGCCCTTGAAAGCGCTGCAAAAGCGGCCGCACCGGCCCCGCGCCGGCCAATCAGCAACAGCGTTGGCCATGTGTTCGCCGCCTGGCAAAAATCACCACCCTTCCAGAGCAAGGTGTGGACCGATGGCCGCAAACGCCGCAAGCCGCTGGGCAGGAAAACCATCCATTTCTACAATTACAATTCCGGCATCTTTCAGGATCGTTTCCCCGATGTCTGGGCATCACCCGTAGCAGCCCTCACACCATCCGTGGTCGACGGCATGTTCGAAATTCTGGAACAGGAGCGCGGCCTGTCCACAGCCCGTGCCGTCATTGCCACATTGCGCGTTGCCCTGTCCTTTGCCCGCCGCAAGGGAATGATCAACGATAATCCTGCAAAGGATCTGGCTCTGCCCATGGCACAGCCCCGTGTACGTGCCGCATCGATCACCGAAATCCAGAGCCTGATCAACACGGCCGACGCCATTGGCCGTCCGGATCTGGGAGACATGGTCCTGTTTGCCACCGTCACCGGCCAGCGCCAGGGCGACCGCATATCCATGATTGCCGATCAGATCGCCCAGGACAGGGTCACATTGCGCCAAAGCAAGCGCGGCAAGCTGATCAGTGTCAAAATCGTGCCCGCCCTTGCAAGGCGTCTCATGGCCGCCATGCAGCGCCGCAGCGCCCAGACGGTGCAGTGCCCCCAGCTGATGATCGATGAAGCCAACAACGCGCCCTGGACCAGCGATCGCTATTCCAAAACATTCGCCCGGTTGCGCAAACAGGCAGTGGCAGGCGTTGCCGATGAAGCCGGCAACTGGATATCACCACCCTGCGAAACACTGGCAGATCTGACAGACCAGGATCTGAAGGACACCAACCAGACGTGGCTGGCCAACGCATCGGCCACTGATGTCGAAATGGCAGCCATTGCCGGCCACAGTGAAGCAACCGCCGCCAACACCCGCAAACACTACGTCGCCATCAACGCCAAACAATCCGACAACGCCATCGACAAACTGGAAATCTGGCTGGCAGCTGAAGGCGCAAAATTTTGAGCGAAGCCACCAAACTCGAAACCCTGGGCGATCTGATTGACCAGGGCTATGGCCTCGAAGGATCATGCTACCCGTGCAAGCGCTTCGCACCGATCGATCCGCGCGCACTGGCAAAACGCCTGGGCCGCGATTTCGTATTCATCAGCAATCTGGATGGCAAACTGCGCTGCAAACAGTGCGGGCAGAAGACAGTACGCGTGAACCTGGCACCACCGACAAGCTGAGGAAAAACTATGACAACAAGCAATGGCATTGGCCGAAAATACACCGGACCTGAAAATATCCGGGTCATCATTTACAAATCATCTTGCCGCTGGTTCGCCCAGGGACTGGAGCACGACATTTGCGTACAGGCCCAGAACATTGATGATCTGCCTGGTCGCTTCGAAGTCGCCGTTCGGCTGGAAGCAGAAGACGGACTGAAACGCATCCCACCGGCACCACTACGGTTTCACGATATGTGGCGTTGGTAGTAACGACAAAAATCTGTTTATCTACCTGTATTGTTGTACGGACATTTTTTTGATAGGAAATGCCCACCGGGGCACCGCTGCTACGCAGCGTCATTCCGGTGGGACGTTATTCAGTCTCTTAAAACCATAGGCTTTTTACGGTCCTTGCCGTCTCCTGTCTTTGGTTCTGCTTCACGCATAGCGGCCAAGCTTTTGCGCGTGAGGCACTCGATCTCTGGCGACGACACCATTCAAGTGTCGTCGCCGTTGTCTTCTGCTTCAGTCCAGCCTCAAGATGATGACATCAACGATCCGAAATGGTCAGGGTGTGATCCGTTTCGTAAATTTAGGTCTGAATAGCGGAATAAATCATTGCAATTCAATAGGTTGCACGAGTGAATCGTTTTGTCACAATTCCAGGTGATACCCACCTGATCACCGGCACCAGAATTCATCACCATCCGGCCACGATCGTGCCAGCCCGGCCGCAATCAGCAGATCCCCAACATCAACCCCGTCGATCCGGATGGTCGCCAGTTGCCGCTTGCCCGTCCGGTCCAGGCCAAAGGTTTCGATGGTCCAGGCATTTTCATTCAGCAGCTGGAGCAACATCGCACTCGCCTTGTGCGCAAGCCGCCGTTCAGATGCACCGTTGCACAGGTTTGTGTATGGCTCCGGAGTGTCAAAAGATTTCAGGCGAATGTTGACGCCATCGAGCCACAGCGTGTCCCCATCCACAATACAGGTTTCCGTGGGAGACCGTTGCTGTCCGGACACGCACATGTCGATGGCAGATGCTGGTGAAGCGATGCAACATAGAGTGAGACATTGTAAGGCGACCCTGATCAAGCCTTTCGTGCCAGTCTTCACTCTAAAACGGCATAGTGCGCCACAAATAACGGGCAATGTCATTACGAGCACCATCATCTCCCATGAAGGTTGAAACATACCCTCCTGCAATCAACAAAGTCAGCCCAACTACCCATCTCATATACCGTTGTGGCTTCGTACCTTTCCACTCGATTTCTGTGATCGTGCCTTCATTGTAGAGCTGTTTCAACTTTATGTATTCCACGTCGCGCAAGTGCCAAAAGAGGCACAAGGGCCCAAACAGCACCACGTAAGTCAGGATATCCCACATCCCAATCAGCAGCATCCCAAGAACCGAACCCTTTTGAGCACCGACAACCACACCAGGAACAACAAAAAAAACCACGAAAAACCCGAACAGAATGGGCAATGCGGGGAAGCGATTGATTAAATTTGATATCAATTCGAATTTCCGATCACTATGATCTTCACCTGTTTGGGCGCATCATCTTCATCACACGGCGGCAAGAAACGCGCGTTCATCACCATCGTGAACATTGGCTACCCCTCATTAAAACCGGTTCTTCGAGGCATATCCATTCTTTGCAAGCAACCATCCAATTGCAAATCCGACAGCAGATCCCGCCAATGCACTGAAAGCAAACCCTGGCACCGCAGCACCCACAGCAAGTGACGCCAACAGAAAGAGAAAGGCGGCGACGGCCAAAATCCACCAGGGTTCTGCCCTGGCAAGGCCGAACCCCAAACCGATCAAGAGTGCAGCAAACAACATTCCAACCCCTCCCTTTAGACGCGTGAAGTCTACCCGTTCTCAAACAAAAGTTGAGTCTTTTTTCATGAAACTTGACAAATTTCTAACAAAACCTCATTTTCTATCTGTGTTCGCAAAATCGGACACCCGGATTGAGAGCCGGAAAGTATCCAGGCCGATCGCGCCTTAGACACCCGTCAGGGCGCGTTTTCTATGGTCGGGCGACGCGGGAAGTCTTCGGACTTGCCGTCTTCCTGGATGCACGGTCTCTCAACCCGCGTTCGTCCGGCCACCCTTTTGAGAGGGGGTGGCCTCCACTACTTGATCCAGGAGACCCACATGATACCCGAAATTCAGAACTTTGCCTTCGAAGAACATCTAGTCCGCATTGTGATGCGCGACAGCGAGCCGTGGTTCGTAGGAGTTGATGTTTGCCGCGCTATGGCGCTCGCAAAACCAGATAGTGCGCTCAAAAGACTGGACGATGATGAGAAATACACCCTTACTGAGGGGGTAATTAACGATCAACGCGGTCCCAATGTCCGTTTAGTCATATCAGAACCCGGTCTTTACCGGTTGATCTTTTCATCCCGAAAAGAGGAAGCCGAACGGTTCAAGCGCTGGATCGCCCATGATGTGCTGCCGTCTCTGCGCAAACATGGTTTCTATGCCATGCCATCACCGCAGGATCTGGAAGACGAACCGGATAACCGCATTGCATCCAGCACCGAACGCCGGCACGCCATCGATCTGGTGCGGGAGTATCGGCTGCTGTTCGGCAATGAACGCGCCCGGCAACTCTGGCAGAAGATCGGCCTGCCCCACATCATCACATCAGACGGCCCATTGCTCGAAGCAACAGACAATGCCCGCGCATGCCTGGCATTAATCCTCAGTCACAAATTCATGGTCGATGATGTCGAGCTCACAATTCGCACCGAACTGGACAACGCCTTCAATGGTGGCATCTGCGCCAGGGACGAACTGGAAAAACTCGGTATCAAGATCGACACCGAAATGGACGGCTTCTATCTGGCCAACCGCAACATCAAACTCGACTGGATTTTTTCCGGCACCGCCTGGGAGAATTCCAGATGGAACCAGACCCTGAAAAACCTGCCCGGCACCATGACCGGAAAGAAATTTTATTTCGCTGGAAAACTGTCCCGCTGCCTGTTCATTCCAGTGGAACATCTGGACTACCCGGCAATGGTGCTGAACTGACAAAAAAGAACGCTTTGGCAACATCAGGTCTCATATGAGACCATGAGACCTGATTTTGTGGTCTCACGTTCTGGTTACGTTCCTGCCGAATATCGGCTAAGTCATTGAAAGTAATGGTGCCGGCACCAGGATTCGAACCCGGGACCTACTGATTACAAATCATTATGGAATGTAATGATTTCAATGACTTACAAATATACGCCATGAGAAAACACACAAAAATCAGTAGGTTTTCTCATGGTGTTTCATATGCACCCGCTCCCGAATTGGGAGCCATTATAGCCATTATTCCGCTCTGGAAATAATGAATGGCAACCGCAATGTGTTTTCAACAACCACGCCCGTGGCTGCAAAAACGCAATTCCGATATTCCATACTGAAAAAAAAACGCGCCGCGCCTGGCAAGGCATTGGAAGGCGGCACAAAAGCAAACGGAACAATCACCCATTCGTCATCTGCCCGCACCGGCTCGACATCATAATTGGAAACCGCCCAGCGCCGGCCGCCATGGTTGATGACAAATGCCCCGCTGATTTCCGGTCGGCCGCACGAAATGCCAATGTCCGTTCGTTTGATCTTATACTGACCTTTGCACATGATGTCATATCCGCAGGCCGCGAAAATCGATGATCCGATTTCATCATAAACTGCCACACGGATCGGCGGTCGCAATTCATCTACCGCAAGTTCAACCTGCCCCAGGCGCTGTCCAAAATTTTCCAGCTTTTGCGGGATCTGCAGAAACGGTTCGGTGAACGGTTTTGCCACTGTTCCCAATCCGATCACAATCACTGTCACACTGGTGGTGATTGCCGCCACATGGCCCAGATGCGTTTTCAGCTTTGCCAGCCAGCTGCTCATGGTCGCCACCCGCATTCCAACTCACCACGCAGATTGTGCCGGCCAATTCGATCAACATCTATGTCAGACAGGCCTGCCATGGTCGCAGGCCTGATTGCACTGTTTGCTGCACACCAGTCAGTTGGCGTTGTCTGACACCCAGCGAGCGACATAATCACGGCGTTCGCCAGCAGACATGTTCGTAATTTCATTGTTTGCCCTCAATGCGGTTTGCAGTGATTTGATGCGGGATGCCGCCTGTTTGGCTTGCTCAGCCCGTTTCCCCGCCCGTCTGAGCGATGCAGCCCCTGTCCATGCCAGCAGACACGCCAGAACGGCCAACGCCACCCAGCGGCCAATTCTGCTGCCTGTCAGCATGGCGATCACCCTGATCACCATCTCTTGCCCACCGGTGTGGTTGTGACGAAGCGCAGGATGATATTCAGCACTCCAATGCCCAGGATGAACCACCCCGCGTTTTCAGGCGGCAGAATGGAGCGCCAGTCAAACACATCAAGAAACGCCAGCACTTCACCAATCAACGGCAGCGCAACAGCGATCCCGTTGAAAATCAGTGTGCGGAAACCTTTCATCGTCAGCTCCTATCGAAACATTTTGAAAATGGCAGCCAGTATCTTCTGCCAAATGGTGAGCGCGTTTTCCGGTGCCGGCAGACCGGGAACACCCGTGGCCGGCTCCGGCAAGTCAGTGCCGGCCGGCCTTGGCCGTGGCAAAGGGATATCACTGGGCCCGGCGCTCCAGTTCACAGCCTTCAGCGCGGCCTCAAACTTCAGCGCCAGTTCTCCGATCGCAATCTGCTTGTCGGTGCCGTTGACAATCCGGCGCGCATTGGCAAATTCGCGCAGGTCTTCCCTGTCATCCTCATCGATATTGTCGATGTAATCGGACAGCTTTTTGCCCGTGTAGACACCCTGTTCCATGCCAACGAACAGCGCCGGCAGCGCATATTCCCATTCAAGCAACAGATCCGGGTTCGCGATCAGGTCAACGCCGATCAGGTTTCCCATCACCTGGTAATTGCGTTCCCAGGTGGTTTGGATCAGGCCGCGCCCGTGCCAGGGATAATAACGCAGGTTTTTGCGCCGCCAGTCTTCAGAAAGCCAGTAAGCCTCAATAACCGGCTGCATGGTCTGCGCGGTTTCCCACCAGGCCGTTGCCAGAATATAGGCCATGTCGCCAAGTTGGGATCCGCGCGCCCTGCCAAAGGCCAGAACCTTTTCCATTCCCATCACGTTTTCGGTGGTCAGGTTCAGATGCGGGCGCAGCGCCGCGTAGAACGGTTGATGGTTCATGATTGTTTCTTTCGTTTTTGAAGAGCGCGGTAAATCATGCCGGGCGGGCCGATCAGGCCGGCGAACATCACGCCGCCGATCAGCACCCCTTTCCAGCCCAGCTGATCGATGACGCATTGCATCAGGTGCCAATGGGCAGCCCAGGTCTGCACGGCCAGGTCATGCACTTCGCAGCAAGGTGTGATGGACACGCCGAACCAGGTGTCAGGCCAATTGGTGCATTCGAAATCAGGCAGCTGCTGTGTGATCATGACCAGGCCGCAATCACATCTGTTGTCGCCCCGTTCACACTGAAGCTGCCACCAAGCGAAGTAATCAGGGAACTACCACCAATGTGATAGTGATCGCCGCTGCCGCCATTGTCGTCATAGTCAGTGTCGAAACCAGTCAGGCTCATCCCCGCACTTTGTGCCTGGCCGACACCGATTGCCGCCAATGGTTGCGAACCATAAGAAAGCGAACCGGACAGGGTCGTGATTGCAGGTGCTGCAGCCGACGCTCCAAGGATCTCCCAAACATCCAGCCAGTCGCCATTTGAAGAACCGGACAAGCTGACCGTCACATTGCCTGATCCATTGACAGCATCTTCGATATACCAAAGCTCAGCATGGCGATTACTGGCTGACACCGATATCGCTTGCGTGCAGGCTCCCGCCGGCGCGGTGATGCCGGACACGCTTAGGTTCGATCCCTTGTATCCGCCATAACCAAACACCAGAATGCGGCCGGCCGCCGGTGTGCCAAGATCGATGCTGGAAAATGACAAGCCTGTCTGCGCAGTTGTGCCAATATAGTTCACCGCCAGTGCACTCGCACCAACCACCGCCGCCTGCGCCAGCATTCCATGCGCCGCAAACATCAAAAATCCTTCGCGGCCAGCCAGGCCGTCTTCACTGTTTCAAGCGGCAGGCCCACCCTGGCAATCAGCTGTTGAACCAGCGGGTGGTCGAAATTGTAATCATCTGCATCCTGCCATTCGATCAGCGCCACAGCCCTTTCGGCGGCATCTTCAGTCTCATTGATCGCTGCCAGCACGGCTGTCTCCGTCAAGCCCATGCCCAGCAGCCCCAGCCGCAATTGCCGCCGTGTCAGCGGCCAGTCATTCGGATCGGTGGAAGGTGCCGGCGGCTCGGGCGGTACGTACTCATATGGCTCGATTGACAGATCAGCCAGTTGCTGCGGTGTCAGCAATGCCAAGGCACCCCGCGCAAATTTCAGTTCACCCGGAGCGGACTGGCCATTGAATGTGCCCGGCGTTCTGGTCAGCCCGCCATATTTGTTGAACACCAGATCTTCTCCGGTCAGCAGGTCTCGGTATCTTGTTGTCATCAGCTGAAATCCTGCCCTGGCGTGAACATCTGAATTGTGGTGCCGTCGAACGAAACCCCGGAAAACACATCCACCCCGTTCGCATCCGTTGTCAGTGCCGGCGGTGTGCCACCAGGGAACTTGTAGGCCGCCCCCCATGCCAATGTGCGGGATCCGGTTGCGTCCTGGATGATCTTGAAAAGATATGTCGCGCCCGCCGTAATGGCCGTCGGGTTGGCCATTGTGCGATTGCCACCCAGCGTGACTTGGTTGAGGTTTTTGGTGCCGGTCGGTGTGATGGTTGCGCCATCGCTCAGCGTTTCAACGCTCGATGCCTGAAGCGCGCTGAAGGTCTGCGCAACATCGGTTTTGGCCGTGTCCGCATCATAAGCCTGCACAGCGCTGCCGATCGCAGCACTGATCCGCGCATCCGCCGCCGTGTTGAAATCCGTCACATCCGATGCTGTATGCGAATGCGCCGCCGGCGTGAATGTGGCCGGCTTTCCGGTAATGCCGGCCCAGGGCGCGGCATCGGCCGCATCGGCTGCATCCACCTTGCCGTCATCATTGGTGTCATAGGTGGACTTGGCCATGTCACCGGAGCCACCACCGCCCCCGCCAGGTGCCAGCGCCAGAATGGCAGCTTTCATCTTTGCGGGGCTGACAACACTTTCAGTCGTGCCGGTACCGGCTTCCCAGGTGCTGGTATCCTGGGCAGCCTGATACGCCTGGACAGCGCTGCCGATCGCAGCTGTTATCCGCGCATCTGCCGCAGTGGTAAAGTCAGTGACATCTGATGCCGTATGCGAATGTGAGGCCGGCGTGAAACTGTCCGGCTTGCCGGTAATCCCGGCCCAGGGAACCGCATCGGCCGCTGCAGCTGCATCCACCTTGCCATCATTGTCCGTGTCATAGGTGGCTTTCACCATGTCGCCGCCGCCGGCCACCGCCTGGGCAACTTCAACCACTGAAACGGCCCGTGCCAGTTCCTGGGCGATGATCATCAACCGGTCCAGATCCGCATCCAGCGCGGCCGCATCATATTTGCCGGCACGCACAATGCTGGTCAGCCGCTCCAGAACCGCTGCACCGCGGACCCGCACCTTGTCATCTGCGGTTCGGCCGACATTCAGCGTGATCGAACCGCCGCTGTCCGATCCTGCCCCACTGACCGAATAGGCACTCTCCGACAAACCGGTGTAATCGGCATCTTCGTCGGCATCATGCGCCAACACGGCGATCGCCAGATCTTCATCGTTCTGAAACGGAAACGGCACATTGAAGACAGTCTGCCCTTCAGAGGCGGTATAAACGCGCTCGCGTGTGTCTTCTGGAACTGGAAAAACAAGGCTCATGCCGGACCTGCCATAATGGTTCAATGCCATCATGCCAGTGCTGGAAACGGGTCAACCGTTCAGCGGCCCCCTCCGAAGGCCGGAGCACGATCCGGAGACACTTGACCAGGTCGCCACCAGTATCCGTTGCCCTGCTCTTTCAAAAGCCGTCTTTGCTTCTGTTTGAACTTGCGATTGGCGTCCGGATCAGTCAGTTTTTCCAGCTGATCCATGAAAATGCGCTGATATGCCAAACGCAGATACCACATCTTGAACGGCGTATTGCGATCCACAAAGCTGCGCGCCTCTTCAGCGAAGTTGGTTTTGTCACCTTCAACACCCTGGGCGATGTTACCGATAAGCAAATTCGCTAGGCCAGTTGCCTCTGATGCCACTGGTCCGCCAAGCGTCTCGCCAAATCCACTGCCAAATCGATTGAGGTTCCCAAACAGGAAATCACCGAAAATTCCCAATCCGCCACCCGTCAGGACAGCAGCACCGAAGCTTGTAACCGCACTTCCGTCTTCGTTTAGTATGGGCCGGGGATCCTTTCCATCGCGGATGTCTTTCAACCATCCTGCCAGATAACCAGCCATGGCACTGGTAATAACCACCATCGAGACATACTCAGCAGCAACCAGATTACCTTTGCGCTGACGAACTTGCATTGTCCTGGGAATATCCAGCAAAAGGTTCATCACTGCGACGGATTTGAACATCCGGAAACTGGCAGCAGTCTCTCCTACCAGCGTTCCTCGTTTGGTGCCCGCCCGCAACAGTGCCTGGGTTTGTGCGTCCCCCTCAACGATGAACCGTTTCATTTCCGCATAGAGCATTCCACTGAACTTGTCCCCAACTGCCTGATCAGTTGCGCGAACACCCGTGGGATCAACAAACGCAACACCACTTCGAGGCTTGAGCATCTGGCTCTTTCGGATCACGTCCCAATCGTCTGGGCCAATCCCGTAATTTTCAAAAAACGCCCATCTGAAATCAGGGTCCAGCTCATCCCATTTCTTGGCACTAGCCTGCGCAAGATCGCCCAAAATCCCGAGATACCAGCTGCGTTTTGCGAATTCGGTCCAGGCGGAAAGGCCGCCCCAGGCAATGGCACGGTCAGCCCATTTTCTCGTCCATCCCGTTCCCTCCAGCGCCCCGTCATAGCGCGATCGCGTTTCAAAACCAGCCATTGCCACATCGCTGATAAATCCCAGCTGGGCCGCAAAATCCCTGTTTTCCTTTCCGATTGATGTCGCCAGGCTTTTAAGATGTCCGAGCATTGGCAAGCCGGCAAGGCGGCGAGGTGCCACCTGGCGAAACACGTCCCCAGGCACTGCCATCAACACTGCCGACGTCATTTTCGCCGATGTAATCACATTGCGGATGTTTGAACCCGTCGTGGCCAGCCATTCGTTGACCGCCACATTCGCGTGGCCACGCATTTCGCTGTACAGGTTCTCAAGATGCCATATCTGCGTATTGGCCGCCGTCATGGACTTGCCCTTGGCTTTTTTCAGTTTCCCGTCGATCCGGATGGCCTGCTTGAAAAATTCAATCTCTGCACTCGGGTTTGGTCCCAGCACTTCCAGAAAGGCGATATCGCGGGCCATAAACCGAAGATGCTCCCACATCACACCAAACAGGTTCGGCTCGCCAAACTCCTCCGCATAGGCCATCCACTCAGTCGCGCCCTTGAATTTCAAGAACCTGTGTTCGCCCCTTTGGCCGGCCAGCGCCCCGGCACCGGCAGTCTGGCGCGTTGCTGTCTGCTTGTTCGCGCCATCAGTCACGATGCTTTGGTAAACATCTGACAGGACGGCATCCCTTTCACTGGGCAATATCGGCTTGCCGGTATGAGCATGTGGCATTTGCGCCCAGTCCAGCATCGGGCTGATAAACCGTTTCCATTCCGCTTCACCAGCCTTGATCAGACTGTCCTGCCTGTGATGTTGAGGTGCACCCCATTTGTCCAGTTTGCCGATCGAGCCACCGGCTCTGTTAAACCGCTGGCGTGTCAGTTCACTGGCCTTGCCCCAGGCATCAGCAAATGCCTTTGCGACGTCACTGCCACTGTCTTCGCCAAAAGCCTCCTTCAGCAGGTCCAGTTGCTCTGCCTGCTTTGGAGTTTTTCCACTGATCCTGGTGCGCTGGAACTCGGTGTTCAAATCCTTCATCAAGGTCATGACTTCGGAGATAATCGAGTCCTGCACTCCCTGGACACTGGTAAATTTTGCACCCCCACGATGGATCAGATGTGCAATTGCGGCACCACCAATCGAAGGCTTTCCGTCTGCGCCCAGGTGGGTTTCGACATTTTGAAGTATCCGCTTATGTGCCACAGCCGCAAGAAGCACCCGGCGTTTGCGCTCCTGGGCCACTGCGGTCAGGCGCTCAACCGTATCAGCTTTTGCACGCTGATCCGCATCAGGTGCACCACTGGATTTGTGCTGTGCCCGGAAACCTTCATAGAGCGAATTCAAACGTTCGGCTTCATCGGCAGATATCTCACCACCATCGACCGCGTTCTTCAGGCAATTGGATATGCTCATCAGTTTGTCCTACATGCGCCAATGAGATCAGCCCAACCCGCTTCGCGGTCGATCTCGTCCAGGGCATCTTGCAACCGAATGGTCTCCACCAGTTCGTCACCTTCTGCCGTTATACGGAACCCGTTTGGCAATTCCATATTATGATCCAGATCATCTTCCAGCCGCTCAACCTGGGTCAGGGCTCGCTGCGCTGGCGTTTCAGTATCAAGCGAAATCTGATCCGTTGAATTCCGGGTTTGATCCAGATCCGAAGCATTCCCTTGTGCCGCTCCCTGCTGGACATCACCAGCGTTTGATCCTATATCGGATTTAGGCGCAGGGGCGGATCTAGAGGCCCCTTCAGCGGGCTGGCTCACTGTACTACCCACCCGCCGCCGCCCCTTCGTTTCCTTCTCGAATGCAGTCAGCAACCATGTTTTCTGGTTGCCATCATGTTCAAGCCGGACCACGGCCTTATACTCATCGTTTTCAAGCTGAATGCGATTGGCGCTGCGCGTCTGCACATCAAGGCCACCAATAATGCGTGGCAGATCGGCAACCACTTCCGGATGCTTTTCGATGATTTTTGCAAGGCCGGCACCGCCGGGCCCCTTCGTGCCGGCTTTCGGCTCAGGCAGACCCCAGATCACATCAATGTCCCCGATCTCAGAATGAAACAACGCACCTGGGATCTCGCCATCCTGAAGCCCCTGAAGGCGTGCAACCGCCGCCGCCCAGTTTCCCTCATAGGCAATACGGTCCAGAATTGGCCCGTGAGGCCCGCTCGCCACAATGTCGGCGTCATCACCCGCGCCAATGCGTCTTTGCGCGTCCAGCCCCTCGCCAAGTCGATTTGACGGTGCATCCGACTGAAGATCATCCAGCGCCCTTGCAGTCAGCGCATCATGGAACTCCGGATCGATGCCCTTTCGCCGTTCTGTCCGGGTCACCCGATCGGCCTCAATTGCATCCAGCGCGCCTCGCGCATCAGCCGGAAGATGTTCCCGCGCGGGGGACAGCACATTGAACATTGCATCGATATCGCCATTCACTGCATCCGCGACGGGTGACGGTCGATCCTTCAGATATCGCCCCAATGCCTGGCCACCTTCCCCGATCGCCCTGGCACCACCGCCGAACACACCACCAAACGCCGTCGAATACAGGATCTGCTCAATGGCCCGGTCATACTCAAAACCATCCTGAAGTCCGGCTTCGGTCCGCCATTTTTGCACGAACGGCTGCAACGCGGCTTCACTGGTTCCGTTGATCAAGGCTTCCTTGATTGCAACAGTAGCAATGCGTTGTGCCACCGTCCGGGCCGCGCCGACGCCGCCACCAAGAACAAGCATCGCCAACTCGATTGGTTCCTGAATTGCAGCCACCGACGTTCCCGCAAACATGGCCCCATATTTCGCCAGGCCCTTGCGACTGCTGAACAGCCGGTCCTGGTCAGCCTCCGCTTCGGCCATCAATTTGTGTGCCTGATCTTCAAATGGCACATCCAGCGCAAAAGCATCAGCGGCGTCAGGGTATTTTTCCGCCAGCGCCCGCATTTCGGTTTCGAAAATTTCCAGTTCCGCCGGGATATTGTCCATGGCAGCTGCACGTTTCCATGGTTTCGCAGGAAGCCGTGATGAAATGCCGCGTTCCCTCAGCGCACGTGCGCGCGGATGCTCCAATCGTTCACCTGTCGCAGCTTCGATGGCGTCGATGCGCTGCTTGTACGCCTCTTCGAGTGCCATTTCAGGCGAACTCAGATTGCCGCCTGTGCGATGCGCCAACTCAGCAGCATCATAAATTTCACCCAGGGTGGCCTCACCGCCTGCCCCGGTTGGAACTTCAGCGTAGTGCGGTTGATACATGCTCATTGCCCAAACACCGAGTTCTGTTGCAGATCCAGTGTGCGATGCAGGAATGTCCTGGCTGCGGGTCTATCATTCCTGGCTTTTTCGATCGCGGCCTTCACATCACCCACATGGGTGCGGATCGCACGCAGCTGGTCGAAACTGAATTCTGCAATCAGCCCGTCCGGCCGCAACAGATACTGCTTATCAACCCCAACAGGATCGCCAAGGCTGATGTTATACACATCCGGTGCTACGGCCACGAAAGACGCCCTTTCCAGCAGCCGCTTGGTGATAGGCACACCGTTGGTTGATCCCAATGGTCCCAGAGCTTCGATATCCGCCCGTGCAAAATCTTCCAGCACTGCTTCAAATTCGTCTTGCGACACGCCTGGCGGCACCAGCGTCGGCAATCCGTCAACATCCATGATCCCACCGAACACGACACCATTTCTTTCTGTCTGTCCAGCTGCCATCTGCAGCGCCTCGCGGTACAGCCTTTCCCCTTCAGGTGTTTCCAGATCCGGTACCATTCCGGCAGCCCGCGCCATTCCGGTGAACAGCATCCAGGCATTCCCTTGCAGCGCTCCCCGCTCTTTTGGCAGATGCTGCAATGCCGGGCCGTATTCTTCCGACACAATCGGCGCTTCCTTCACGTGTGATCGCGATGGCGCCTGCACACCTGGTTGATTTTGCAGATTTTGTTCCCGCACAAGCAAATCGAGCGCTCTGGTATCGTCGGACCGTAGTGCAAAATCAGACGCATAGGCCAGGCCCGGATTGCCACCGGAGATTTGTTTCAACACACCTTCCATCTGGCTGCCAAAGGCTTCCGACAAGGTCAGCAACATTCCCACAGCAGCTTCCGGCGACGACGCCATGTGTGCGCCAAGCATTGACGCTTCACTGGCCGTCAGAGGATTGCGCCGGTCTTCAGCAATCCCGATCGCTTCCTGATGCGCCAGCCGTTCCCTCCCCAATGCCGCCAGCTGATCAGGGTCCTGAAAGTCTGTAGTTGCTCGTTGTTCCTCCAAAGCAGGAAACGATTTATCGACGGCCGCCGCAGGATCCTTGTCGCGCCGTCCAATCTCAGCCTTGGCCCGCTTTTCCGCAGCTTCAAACAGTTCCAGCGCATCAGCATAACCTTCTGTGCCTGGCTCTGGCGTCACGGCGTTCAGCTGGTCGACAATCTCTTGCGGCGTCATGGTCTGGAAGCCGATCGTCATATCGTGCAGCTGGCGTGCGGCTTCGCGCTCCTGCATCCAGTCTGTTGCAGCTTCCGGCCCCATGACCCGCGCCACATCATCGGGATTGATCTCCTGCCCGTCCAAAGTCAACGGTCGGCCGGAAACCGAAATGCTGGAAATGTCATCGCGCAACTGGTCGCGAAGACGCGCCTTGGCGACCTGCTGTTCTGCCCGCTGCTGCGCATTCATCTGTGTCGCTTCCCTGGCAAAGCGCCGCGACATGGATTGAACTTGCGCATAATCCAGTTCCGCAATCGGCCCTTCACCGGTTGCCCATCGTTCCATCAAATCTTCAGCAAATGCCAGCTGTGCGTGCTGGTCTGGCAAGGCTTCAAAAGTGCCCTGCATCCGAGCGGCAACAGATCTGTCAATCAAGTTCCGTTCAGCACGTTGTGCCTGGTTAGCCGTGATGGCCCCTGATGCTTCAGCCTGCGCGATGGAAAGCCTCTGGTGCTGCAGTTCTTCAGCCAGCAATGCATCACCATCAGGATTGGCCGCCAGCAGATAAGATTGCCTTTCCAGTTCGCGCGCACCCTGATCGATGGCCGCTTCAGCTGCAGCCGACAGCTCAGCGGCCTGGGCACGCGAAAACCGTCCACGCGCATCAGCTCGGTAAGCGGTCGATACCTGGGCGAACCGTTTTTCAAATTGTTCCTGCAGCTCAGGATCAGCCAGACTTTCATTTTTCCTGAAATCGCTTGCAACCTGTTCCAGCGCAACATCAAGGGCGCCCGGATCATCCTTGTGTGCTTCATAGGCCGCCGCGGCAGCTTCAGAGATCTGGTTGGACATGCGCCAGCCAAACGAGCTGGCGGCCGCCTGGTCAAACGCATCGCCGCGAATGGTGCCATTCCGGATCAGCCGCAGTGGTTCCGTTTCAGGATCATCAGAAGGTGCCGGCAGCGCCATCGGCGCGCCCGGTTGCGGTGCATCGATCCGGCGTTCGACACCAGGCGCGGTTGGCGGACGGCGAAAGCCCAGAACATCCGCCATTGGATAATCCTGCACTGACACCTTGTTGGATTGATTTCCACCCAGCATCCGGACGAACTGTTTGCCGTTCTTTGTGACAATGCCTTCCACAAACCCGACATGCCCATAAGGCCCATTGCGATCGCCACGCGCCAGCACGGCCACATCGCCTGGACTTGCATCTTTCACCGGCGTGCCAAAATTCAGGAATGACCGCGCCATCAAAGACCCGGTCCCCTTGTATCCGGCCCGTCCCAACGCGGCATTCACAAATGCGGCGCACCAGGCTGTGACGCTGGGATCAAGTTTCTGCCCGCCGGACTTTTCAAAGAAGCTGGACAAAGATTTTGCATCCACAGTCTCACTCTTGCCCAGAAACTCGCGGGCTATGGCAGCGGGAGACGCGCTGCCGGCATAGGATTTCAGATCTGTTTGTGAAGTGAAGTCATTCGGGTTGGCAGCACTGCGCGCAACACTAGGTAAATCCGCCGCCATCCCGGCTGCCCGGCCGGCAGCTTCGCCTTCGCGGGCAGCTGCTTTGTCTGCAAATCCGGAAAGTGTGGCACCCAGGCCGGCAAAGACATTCGCAGCCGCCCGCTCTGCGGAACCGTCATAAAGCGGTACTCTGGTCAATTGGCCGCCATGCCGGCCTTTTCCAGTGAATTGTTCAACCATCGATCAGCCCCGCTGCTTGAGACTGGACCCGAAATCAATCGCCTGCCCGGCAGCGTCCAGCAACGCCCCCCGACGCGCAGCCTTTCCCAGTCGGCGATAACCTGCAGCTGCAGCCCGGCGCGCTGCAATGCGGGCGTCAGTATCACTGCGGTCAATCGAGATTTCCGTAGAAGCCCGCTTCTCAGCTGCAGATCTGGCGTCTTCCGCAACACCACCGGAAATATCTATGCCGGCAGCGGCAAAGCTGACATCGTTTTTGCCCAGAACGCGCAGCAATTCCTGCTTCAGATCCGTGGTCCTGCGCACATGTGCGGTTTCTTCCCGTTGGGCTTCCAGCTTCTCGGACCCTGCCTGCAGCGCATAACTGTCTGCTTTTGCGCTGCCGGCACCGATTGTGCCAATAATCGACGCCACAGTGGAAAGCCCCTGAGCGATCGACAACCCCGTTGAACCTGCACCGGCAGCCGTTGCAACTGATCCACCGGCTGCAGACGCCCCTGCTGTTGCACCAGCCGTGGCACCACCCTTGAAAATCGCCCCCAGGGCCGAAATTGCCAATTCCATTCTTAAGCGCCCCTTGTCACAGTGCCGCCTCGATCGTCAAACCGCGCAGGTTCAACCGGCCAGGCCTCAATTGCGTGATAGTAACATTTGGCTGATCGGCGTAACCCGTCAGGCCCTGCAGGCGGACAAGGCCAGTGAAGCCCTGCTGAAGATCCGGCACATTGGCAGTGGCCCCGAATTTGATCAGATTGATTTCACGCGGTGCGCCGCCATTACTTGCTATTGCAACCGATGTGGTATCCAGCAGGTCCAGCACAACACCATGGATCCGACCGCGGCGCTGCACGACGATTTCCGGGCTGACCTCCCGCGATGGCGGCAATGTTGTCACTACCGGCGCTGTCCAGCGTCCCACGGTCACCTCACTGACAGCGCGCGGCAGGGTGATCTGATTGCTGTCCACAGTAAAGGGCCCGAACACATAATCATCGCCGTAAGCCCAGACTTCCTGCCCCTCATGAACGTCCAGTCCGGTGATCGTGGCGGTGTCGCTTTCATAGCTGAATGAAACAGCCCCATCCAGCAGCAGGCCGGTTTCCATCCGCTCCAGCCGGCGCGATGCCACGCTGTCAGCAGTGCGTTCCACGATAAAGCTCATCTGGTTATCGCCATTGGCGCTGGTCGCATAAAAATCGCCATCGCTGGAAATCCTGCCGAACGCTGTGACTTCCTGACTGCGCAGCAAGGTCGCCATGCGTGCCGATCTGTCATTTTGTACAACCGCCAGCAGATTGCCATCACCATCATCGCCGGATCTGCGCACCGCCATGTCAGTCACATCCTGGATCATGTGGCTGGCCAGCAGCGACAGTGGTTCGGCAACAAAATTGCCTTCCAGATCCGTATAGCGAAATTCATTCAATGCGCTTGCATTGGCATTGGTGAAAATTGCAGAGCCTTCATTTTCAACAATTGGAACTCCGGGTGCCGCACCATGCCGGCTGCTTTCCACATGGTTCGGTGCCTTTGTTTTCGACAGTTCCCGATCTGCCAGCCAATATTCCGCATCATTGGTGAACAGCAGCAGGTTCCGCATGGCCACCATGCGCTCCAGCGCTTCACCGCCTGGTGTATCCATTGGCACCAGGAACGAACCATTGGCTTCATCGATCCGGTCATCGAAATTGAAGTAATCACCGACAATTGAAGCGATCCAGTTGTTTGGCAGAGACCGAAACCCACCCATCAGCAGCCGCTGTTGATGAAACAGTCCGCATCGTGGCCAGCCCCGCGTACTGGAGATTATGGCCTCCCCTGGTGTCACACCAGGCGTGTCCTTGATGGCAGTGATAGCGGCATCTGATTTATTGATTACCCGGGCAGAGATCGCCCAGCCGTCGCCCTCATTGCCTTCACCATCGAATGTGACGCGGAACTTTCTGTTGCTGATGACATCAACGGTAACGCCACTGGCAACCGATGGCAGATCAGTGATTGCGGTCTCAATCAAGCCGGCCAAAGTCTCAAAATTGCTGGAAGTATCGTATGTGACGGATGCCGTTTCTTCATTGGAAACAGTCAGAGTGAATACGGTTGTATCATCCGATAATCCGATGAACTCCAAATTCCAGATAGCCGACACGCCATTCGTGTAAGTCGCCCCATAATCGTAATTGGGCAGGTTTTCGATCGGCGCGACATCGATGTCCCAGGATGATGCGCCGGAATGCTTGATCCGCCGCGGCTCCACATCCTTGTGAAAGATCAATTGCGTGTCCAGACGCTGCGCAAATGTGATGGTTGGCAACGTCGATGTGCCGAAAGGCGTGGTGATTTCATCCAGCTCTGCGCTTTGCCAGGCTTGCATTTTCAGATTGGAATAGACCAGGTCATAGGCTTCACCATCGCTGGCACGGAATGACGCCAGCCGGCCGGCTGTATCCTCCAGCACACCCACATGGCGCAAACCATCGCGCAGCTTGAAGCCGCCCTGCGGCGCAAACTCCACATTTTCCGCCCGTGCGCATCCTGTCCCGAAATATTTCAGTTCGATGCGGTTGTGCAACCGCGGGTCCAGCTCGCCAGCGGTGAAAGCAGCCTGCTGTCTTCCTGGTTGTCCTACCATGTTGATCGATGGCTCACGGTTAACGGGTTGTTGTCCCAGCCGGCAGATCTGGGCGGTGTTGCAAAACTGTCTTCCCGGATTGCAGATCCCAGTGCACCGCCGCGATTGTTTTCCGACGGATTGCCATATGCATTCTGGCGCAGTTCCTTGCGCAGGTTTTTGTCATGGGCAATTGACAGCGCATATTCGGCTGCTACGGCCAGGACAACAAAATCGCGAAATGTCCCGGACCAGTCTGCCGGTTCGGCTGCAAACTTGATTTCAGCAAACAGCGGCGTTTCATCAGCATGAACCGTACTGCCCTGCAGCTGGTACCGGGAAAACCGATGGTTGGGATCTGTGATACTATCGGTGACACGCAGTGGCGGGCCCAGGCGCTCAGCCGGCAGGTCGAACACCCTGGTGTAACCGGTCAGCGGCGTGGCTGTTGCCAGCTCTGAAAGTTGCACCATCTTGCGGGCAAAAGAAAAAACATAAACGCCCAGGGCAAATTCAATCACACTGTCATAGACCAGATCAGCGGCCTGCCCGCCCAGGGTCTCATCTTCCAGATCCTGCAACGGATCCGCGCCAATGCGCAGCATGGCCCGGTTGACGATTTCCAGCTTGTTGATCATGTGCGCACCGCCCTCTTGAAATGCGACCCGGCACCACCGCTGGACCGGGCCGCGCCACCTTATGAGGTGGTTTGCGCCGCGATTGTTACCGCGGAACCAGTATTGGCGGTCACCATGTAGTTTTTCAGAACCGGCGTCCCATCCAGATCGAGCGATGCAATGATCACATCACCCAGCGCCAGAATTTTGGCCGCGCTGTTGAAATAACCAGACGTCTGCACGGCGGACGCATCATCATTGGTTGCGTAATGCAGAACCGATTTGACAGATCCGGCACCAGTGCCAACAGAACCGGTGGACTGGATCCGGCTTAGTCCCTTTTGATCAAATGCCATTTGACATTCCTTTCAGAAAACGAGTGCAACTGCCGGCACGAATGCGCCGGCAGGATCAGTGGTTAGTTGGCAGTAATTGCCGTATCGTCAGAGAAGCGACCACGCACGATGCCCTCACTCAGCAGCGCAGCATCAGCCCCTTCGCTTTCCATCCGGATCGACCAGGCACCCAAAGCATTATCCCATTGCCAGATCGACATCAGCTTGGTGTTGTTTGCCCAGCCAAAAGCGGATTTGTGATACATGTGAATATCCAGTTCGCCGGCTTCCGGCGCTGTGAACCAGTCTTCCACGCCCAGGAACCAGTTAACGCCGTTCCATGTCTTGGCCGTCGTCGATTTGAGAAATGGAAGATCCGGGCCGACATAATCGGCACTGTTGAACTGTTTATAGGCAAGCAGCTGGTTCCAGAACAAGGAAGGCAGCGGACAGAACACATTGCCATCCCAGTCCACCTCTTGCGCCTGCAGCCGGCTGCACATGGTCAGCGCATAATCCAGCCCGAAACCATCAGCGCCACCATCCACAAACTGCGAACCGGATGTCGGTGCAGTCGCTTCAAACAGGTCAAACAATTCGGTGTCGACAGCACGGCCCAGCGCATTGGCACCGGTTTGCTGCAGCACTTCGCGTTCGTTCACGCTCAAGCGCGTCAGATCGTAATTGTAGAGATAGTCAAAGGCCTCGAACGTATCCAGAATTGCTTCCACATTTGAACGCCCGGCATTCATTGGCGTGGCTCGAACACCACGGACCTTTTTCCGGGCCGTTCCTTTACCGGCAACCGGGAAGTGCGCTTTCGTGCCTTCAATCCGGCCGGCAGGCATGACAGTGCCCATCAGCTTGAAGCCTTTGGACTGGAATTTGTGGATCACGCGGTTGTTGTACTGTTCAACAAACCAGGCGGGTGCTTCGTTGCTCATAATCGTCTCCAGTGATGATTGATAAGATCACCAGGTCCGATAGGCCACGTTGCAGGCGGGTCTTGTTTCCAGGGTTGAAACGAGATAGGCCGCCGACATTGCAGGTCAGCACCTGTTGTCGACGGCCAGAATAAGACGGTTGGCTTCAGGTCAACCGTAGCGCTTTTGATAAGCTGCATCATATTTCTTGCGCAGCTCCGGATCATATTTGCTGCTCTGCGGATCGATCCGGTCATCGCTGTCCAGCGCTTTCAGTTCCGCATCTGTCAAATCGCCCTGTTGCACAGTGCCACCCTCCACTCTCAATCCGCCCTTTTGCAACCGCTGCTGCAGCGCATTCAGGGCCATAATGCCGATATGATCATCAGCCATTTCTGCAATGCGTTCCCTGACGGCTTCGCGGTGTTGTTCCGGCACGCCTTCCAGCTGACCGGCCAGGCCGGTTGCAAACGCATCCATGTCCGTTGCCATTCTTGCGACACCGGCGCGATCCAGGCCCATTGCCTCGCCAAGGCTGTCCAGCTCTTTCTGAGGATTGAACGGTGCCGCAATCAAACCATCGGTCACCAGCGTGCCAAGTGTCTCATTGATCACCCCGGCAAACTGGTCTGCGTTCAGCCCATGCTTCACCGCGGCGGCCTTGTAGGCTGTCATCACCGGATCTGACTGGTCATGAATGTATGGCGCAATGGCATCACCAGGCTCAAACTGGATATCATCGATCGATTTAAGCACGGGCGGCCGTTTTGCTTCAGCATCGCGATATCCCTTGGCAACGCCAAACAGCGTATCAATCGTGCCCTGGTCATTCTCGCCACGCCAATTATCCGGAATGCCTTCCGGAAAATAGGCCGATGGTGGATTGCCCCCGCCATCACTGCCACCGGGATCGCCACCCGGATCACCACCACCCCCGTCATCTGCAGCCATGAAAGGCCGATAGGACATCAGCAATTGAAGTCTGTTTCTATGCATCTTGAACACCCCTTTGCGGTGGTTGTGGCTCGCCGCGGCCTTCCGCGATCAGCCGAAGGATTTCAGTCACAAGCGCATTCTGGCCTTCCCGGAATGCCCCGAACATGGCCACCTGGCCGGGATCGATCCCCAGCATGGCAAAATAGCAGGTGCGGCGCAGTGTCTTGTCCAGAATGGCGTCCAGCACCAGTTCACCTTCAGGCGTGGAAAATATCCTGGCAGCCGCCGAGCTGATCCGTTGCCGCTCCAGTTCCTGCTCTTGTTTTGCGATGCGCGGATCAACGCCATCTTTTACTGCAGGATCCAGCGCATCGAACATTGACCAGTCCTGTCCTGATGCCAACCGCATCATGTCATTCAGTGACTGTCCGTTACTCATGCCACACCCTCCGCTTCAGCAGCTGCAGCGGCAGCCAATGCCAGTGCCTGCTGCTGCTGTTCGCTTTCTTCAATCTTCCGGCGTTCTTCCGTGCTCACCATATGATTTGGATCCACACCCAGCGCCCGCCCTGCCTCGATCAGCATGTCGATACGCTTTGCGATCTTGTGAACATCATTGGGCGCAACACTGATGACCATTTCCAGCCACTGCATGATCACCTGGACACGCTCCATTTCGCGCGAAATTCCCAGTGGTGATGTAATCTTTACCCGTGTCAGCAGCTGGTCGATCGGTGTGTCGTAAGGTATCAGCTGCAGCTCATAGGCAATCTCGATAACCCGTTGCACAACAGGCACCACGATTTCCGAAACAAGGCGGCCAAAAGCGCCCACATGATCAGACGCCAGATGCCGCACCCGTTCCATGATTTCAGAGGCCGATCGCACACCGGCAGTATCCGGCGGCAGGTTCTGATCCATCATGGTTGCCTTGATCGCCGAACGCATGTCACCCAGGATCAGATTGGACAAATCAATGCGCGGATCCGGGAACCGGCTGACCGTTGGGCCCAGCACTCCGCCATTGCGTGCCACTTTCCAGAACTTGCCAGGTTCCAGAGGTGACAGATCCGGGTTGAAAACCCCGTCATCAACCACCGTATAGATCCCCAGCATCGCAATCGCGGCTGCCTGCAACTGGATGCGGCTGGCAGTGTTCAGCGTCTTGATGGTTGGCATTGCCAATTGAACAACGCCACGCCCCATGGTTTCGCCAGAAACCCGGTAATAGCGCGGCGTCAGGCAGGGCTTGGTTCTGGACGTGGTCTTTTCAATGATGTGTTCGCCATCTTCCGGGTAGATGTAAACATCCCAACGCCCGGACACCGGATCGCGCACCACATCCTGGCACAGCGTGATTTCCTTTTCCGGGTTGTCGTTGTATTCCTGCCCCAGCTTCTGGCCAAGATTGGCCTTTGGCCATTCATCCTTGATCTGGCGCAACGACCATTTACGCTTCCAGAAGATGGCGCTCACATCGCCATAACCGCTGCTTTCGAACAGAACCTCATCCAGCGGTACCGTGATAAAACGAACAGGCTTTGACCGCGTGCCCTTCAGGATGAACATGCACCCGGTACCCGCAGACAGGTCCAATGCCATTTCCGCAAAGGCATTGTCCCACTCGCCATCCTGAAAGAACGCATCGATCACCGATGATATCTGCGCAAGGATATCGCTCAGCTGGTCGCGTGCAGTTGCATCGCGCACCAGTGGACCCGGCTCAAGACCGAAATTCTGCTGGCCCGTCGGCCACAGTTTTTCCTGAAGGCTGCCGGCAAACCGGAAGGCCGCGGTGATTGCCGTTTGATCGAACACCCGATCGGATCGATTGTTGCTGTTCCGGCCCTTGTCAGCGGTTTGACTGGAGCGCCGAAACGGGATCGCATATTCATACGCTTCATCGATCTGCGGCTGAAAATGGTCGCGATCCTGCTGGGCTTTTTCATGCCGCTTTTTGAGCGCCTTGATATCCATCAGATCAACCGAGCGTATCCTGACCGTCACCGCTTAAAAACGTCAGCAGCCGCCTTCCCCGCTTGCGGTTCCCGGCAGACTTTGCCTGGTCAAGCTCACCCTGCTGTTGCGCAGCTGCTGCCAGCGATCGCCGTTCGGCCTTGGCTGCTTCAGCCTGCTGCTGTTTGGCGATGCCACTGCCGCCAGTGAACATTTTGACTATGTCGCCCATCGGAAGATCTCCAGATTATTGACCTTTTGGTCCGGAACAAAACCGGCAAGACGTGAAATCCGATGTCCTGCATCCGATCGCACCACGGTGTAGACCGGATCATAGTCAAAGCCTGCCAAGGTCAACCGCATTGTCCGGATGATTGCCAGCATATGATCGGCAGCAGCAGGTGCGGCCATAAACCAGCATTCAGCTTCATTGCCATGCGGCACAAGCCCCAGCACCGCCACAGCAACACCGTCGACCCGGACAGCCCGACTTTCGCCAATTTTCAATTGTCGCTGCAGCACCCGCCAGACCACATATGGCGCGGGCCGGGCGCATTCTGCCAGATCCAACCGGGTTGCCGGATTGACGATGTCATAGATTGTGGACATCAAAACCGCCCGCTCTGGCACCAGCACCCCATGGCGATGGACCGCTGCTGCTTTGTCGTGAAGGCCCGGCTGATTGTCGCACCACCGCATTTCTGCCGCGATAGCCAAGAACCCCATATTGCAGGGCATCATGAGGGTGCGACCAATCGTTCTTTTCTGGCGCGTCCTCATAGGTCGCACCGGCATCGACCTTGCGCTTTTTGAAACGATATTTTGATGCAAAGCCCTGCACCAGCATTCGGCAATGCCTGGAAACCAGCAACCGTGGCGTCTGACCATCAATGAAACGGTTCAACTCGCCGGTCACAGCGTCAATACGCAGGCCAATTTCATTCGACCCGTTAGCCGGCACCAGGATCGGCAGTTCCAAAATCAGTCCAACCGTATCCATCCAGGCCAGTTCGCCACCTTCCTTGTCGGCACCATATTGCGCCGCCGGGTCGCACCAGGCCTGAATGGATGGCACCTGTGGATATCGCCGGGCGATCATATCAGCCACCAACTCACCAAACCGCGAAGCGCCATAGCCATGCCCTGGATAAAGTTCATCGGTCACAACCAACTGTCCGTTTGGTCTGGGCTGCAGAAACACGCACGCCGGCGTCAGACCTGCATCCATCCCCAGCAGCAATGGCAGGTTCTGATCAGGGTCCAGTGGCTCCCGGCTGACATGCCGTGTCTGGTCAAACGCCTCATAGACTGGCTTGCCATCCCTCGAATAGCCAAACTGATTATCGACAAAGCGCCGCACGAACCATTCCGGCTCGTTCTTGACGATTTTTGCGTAATAGTCCTTTTCCAGCGCCCGTGTGTTCTCAGCGTCTGGCGACCGGCCAGAGGGCTGGGAAAACAACACACGATCAGGTTTTGGATTTTCAATGAACTCCCGATAGGTCCAGTTGTCGATCGACGGTGCATTGAAATCACCCAGCACCTGACGAACCCGCGGTGCATCTGGATCTGCCAGCTGATCGCGCTTGGGGTAACGGCCTGTCCGTTGTTCCAGGTTGCGCAGCACGCTTTCATCAACCGTATCAGCCTCATTGACCCAGCCGCCCGATATCTCCCGGCCACGCATCATGTCTTCAATGCTCTCGCCATTCAGACCCAAAAACTCTGTTACCGCTTCAACAATCAGCCCGTTTTTCATCCGCCAGCGCAGTGTGTGTGTTGCCGGTCGATCATTGCCGCCTGTCCAGCTGGATCCGGGATAGGTTTTCGGGAACCACTGCAACCAGGACGCCAGCACCGTCTTTTCAGCCAGACGGAACGTGTCCCGAACCACGATGAATTTATCCCGGATCACGCCATCCTTGCAGGGCGGCATCCGAGTGGCAGCCTCAATCCGCGCAAAGGTGCAGCCGACAGTCTTGCCACCCCCGACCGGGCCCATGATGAATTTGGTCAGCGGTTGCGCCAGAATGAACTGCTGCGCCACTGGCCCTGGTGGCACATAGCGGGTGAGATCAAAGCTCTCATTGACAGCGTATTTTTTCCGCAGCTGCTCATCTTCGTTCAGCGGCCGATCATACTTGCGGGATGCTGTGTCAGCCACGGCCATACCCCCCAAACCCCAAAGCATGACAAAATGTGTCCGCCACTCCCCAACCCGATTTCCGGACAGGTTTGTTCCCGGACCCCTTCACAGGCGAAAAAACGGATCGGTGTGCAAGCGCTGCCCCCTGGTGGGGGGAGACAAGCCGATCGCCAAAGGTCGCGCCCAGGGCAGCTGCTGAGCCCCCCCCCTGATTGCCTGGTCGATTTGCGCCCTGCTGATTTTTAATCAGTCGGGCCGGAGCAATTTTTCCTATACCTTTCAATAGCTTAACCGTTTCATGAGACCACCGCGCCATGAGACCTGCAACACCGGAAATTCCTAAGTCATTGATTTCATTCATCTTCGTCAATCCTCGATCCGGCAGACAGCACACCGGTCTCGCCAGGCTTTCGCGCTTCATCCAGCTGGTTCGTGCCCAGGTCCATGATCAGCATTGGCAGGCGATCATCCTTGATGTCGATCGACACCGGCATTTTGCCGTGCAGATACGGTGCCAGGTCCACAGCCGCACCCTTTTGCAGCTTGATGACATCGAGCAAATTGTGTTCGCCGGCAGGATTGTGCTGCTTCAGCCATTGGAACAACTCCAGCGGATCAGCCGTCACCAGGTCGCCGAGAAAGCTGACCGGATCCTTGAAACCCCGCGCCTGGTAATACCGCGACAGCGTTTCCGTCTTGCGATTGACCGATCCACGCGGCCTGCCCCGGCCACGGCCACCGGCAGAAAACACCCGATCGCCATCATCGTCATCGTCGCAGCCGGCATCATCGGCATCATCCGGCAACAGCGACAGCTGCTCTTTTCCCGCCGCCACATCGGCGCGCCCCCGAACATCCATTTCAGCGCCATCAGCGCCATCCGAGACACCGGACTTGTCATCGCTCATGCCGATTAAATCCCTGTATTTTAATGGTTTTCACCGATGCACCCCGCGCCGGTGTCTCAAGTGTCTTGCCAAGTGTCTTGCCATTTTTCGCAATGATTTCAGTTACTTATTAACCCTTGAGACACCTAAGACACATGAGACACATATATTTCCATGTGCACGCGCGCGCACGCGTAAGGCGTATATTCAAGGTGTCTCAAGTGTCTCACCAAAATTCTCCAGTTATTTTTGCAATGATTTCAGATGCTTAACCCAAGACACCGATTGAGACACAGGCAAGACACCTGAGACACCCCGGACCCGGTCCCCGGCGAACAAACGCCCAGCACGCACCCTCGCCGCAAGGCTACGCCACGTTTCATCACGTCAACTGCTCGCCAGCGCGCAGCGCGAAATATCAGTGTCCGGACACGCCACGCGTGGCCGGTCATTTTAAAGGCCTCAGGGTCCGGGTGCGGGTGATCAAAATTTTTTGGGTTGGGGATCTGTCAGGTATCATTCAGTGCATTCCATTCATCCAGCACGATCATGGTGCAGCGCAGCTGCACACCGTTGATGCGCGCCCGGTTCTTGCCCTTCTCACTCACCACCACATTTGGCGGCCCCTGCCGCAACGCAGGCCCCCAAACGCCCAGATGCCCTTCACCACCCCAAGGCGTGCCCTTGAACAGTGAAGCGATCAGCGGCCCTGAATTTGGCACCGCAAGCACATAACCAGGGGCAATGGTCCCCGGTGCCAGCAGGCCCAGCCCGGCCTGCGCCAGTTCGGCCTGGCACCCAGAGAATGTCAGCCCTTCGACCTGGTCATGCATGGCATCCAGCAACGCGCCCACGGTCTGCCGCTGGCCGTTGCGCCAGGCATCCACCCGCGATGTCAGCAGATGCTGCAGACAGGATTGCCAGTTGTCCTGGGCGTCTTCCACCTCCTGCAGGCTGCCGGCAGCCAGCGTGTGGCCCCACACTTCCAGCCCGTAAAATGGCAGGCCCTCATGGTCCAGCCCTTCATCGCCCAGCATCATGTGCGCACAGGTCAGAAAGATGCCATATGTGTCCTGCCCCCGGCTGTCATGGCCGCCGCTGCGCATGGCGGTCCGGTATTCTTCATAAAGCTTGTCAAAATCGCCCCAGGCATCCGCCATGCGGCGCAACAGGCGCGGCCCGATTGTATCTGCATCCCCCAGGGTCGGGGCAGATGTCAGCTTGGCCGGATCCAGCTTGCCCAGGTTGATCAGCGCCAGCCGCGAAAGATCCTGCGCCGGCAATGGCGGCCGGTTGATCGCGGAAAACAGAAAGGTCGATCGCGCCTGGAACTCGATGCCCTGGTGATCCTGGCCACCGCGCAGCATCAAACCGCCAGAGGCAGCCAGCCGCGCCAGCTTCACCACGGCATTGACGCGCTTGTTGTCGCCATCGGCTTCCAGTTCATCCACGGCAATCGGCAGCGCATCCGATCCAATATGCTGGTAGATCCCGGCCGGCGTGGTGTCAGGCGTGGAAACGATGGCAGATCCAAAGATGGCCTTCAGCACCGCCTGCAGGCTGGATTTGCCAGTGCCACGGTCACCCACCAGAAACATCGATGGCCGCCAGGGCAAGGCACCCGCCAGCAGTGCCACACCAATCCATCCCAATATCAGCACCGGGTCCACATCAGGCCGCCCCCAGGTCCAGGTGCGCAAGGCCGCCAGCACATCATGGGCCGGGTTTTCTTCCAGCGGCACCGGTTCAGCAGATGGAAAAAACGTGGTCGGCCGGCGCGGATAAAAATGCCCGTCACGCTCGCCGGTCGGGTGCAACTTGCCATCGATGTAAAGCCCCTCGCCACAATGCAGGATCAGCTCCCCATTGCGCCCCGGCCATGCGCCCAGGCCGCGCACCTTTTCAACGCTCTTCCAAAGTCCCTTGCGGCTGGCAGCAGCATAAAAATGTTCGCGCACCTTTTCAGCGCGCCAGCCATCCACCTTTTCATTTTTGCCGATACGCGGCCACGCCCAGTACAAATAGTTCTGCCGATCGCCAAACAGCATCTGAACAAAGCCCTGCCCAAAACTGCTGGGCGATGTCGATTGCAGCTGCCCATTGGCGTCGATGAAAAACACAACATCGCCGTCCATGCCCAGCGGGCGCACCGGGCAATCGGGCGGCAGGCCCAGATCGTCCGGCACCCATTTGCCAGGGTCCACACCATCACGCGGCACGCCCGGTGCCGGATCATCCGGTCCCCGCCGCAATTCCTGCACACGCAATTGTGCCAGGCCTTCCGTCACCATCGACGCGACCCGCCTTCGCCCTGTCTTGCTCATAAGCCCTTACGATTTTTGTGCTGCATCCGTGGTGGTTTTGGCACCTGTTTTTGGCACCGCAGCCTTGCGCGGCCGCCCGCCCTTTTTCACCGGTCGCTTGGTCACCGTCTCGCCGGCAGACATCGGTTGAACGGCCTTGGCAGCCGCCTTGCCACCAGCAGCAGCCTTGCCGCGCGCCGGCTCTTTCACCGCCATGTCCGGATCTTTCTCCAGGCTGCTGCCTTCACGTTCAAAGATCAGCTGATCAGCCGGCACCTTTGTTGCCGCCGCATTCGCCCTGGCAGCGTCCCGGTCCATCGCTGCTTCAGCACGTTGTTCAGCTTCCAGTGCCAGAAACGACATGCCGCAAATCGAAGCATAGAGATTGAAAAGCGATTTCATGGACAGCGATGCATCCGCCCAGCCAAAACGAATGTTACTACCAGGCGCAATCAGATCCAGTTCGGCGCATTTGTTGAAGAGGGTCTCACCGTTGATATCGGCACCACGCTCAATCCGATCGCACACATAGTTTGCCATTGTATCCAGCGTTGCAGCCAACCAATCACCATCAACTTCCAGCCGTTCAAGGTCGTCATGCGGATTTGACGTCATCCACCCGTTCAACGCCAGCCGGACAACCGGATCCTCCAGAGCCGGGTCATCATCCAGCTTCGCCTGCTGAAACCGAACGGCAGCTGCCTGGGCAACGGCACCGGCAAAGGATACGGGATCGATATCCCCGATTTTTCGTACATTTTTTGTCTCACTCATCATCGTCTCCATTGAGAAGTTCATTGACGTCCTTGCCCTTGCTTACAGTCAGCACCTGGACGGGCTTTCCAAATGCACGAAGCCGGCGCTCTGCACGCTCAAACAGCGCCACAGCCTCCGGCTTGTCCCAATCATTGTCCCTGAAAACCAGAAAGCCGCGCACGCGCTCATGGTCCGGCACAAACAGATATCCGGACAGGCTTCCCGCCGCCCAGCACCGCAAATCGGGCCGGGCCGTGGCGATCGACAGCGCATCTTCAATGCCTTCTGTCAGCGCCAGCACGCTCAGTTCGCCGGCATCTTCATTCACATCACCGCGGGACACACGCACCACCAGGCCCTGTGTCGACGGCCACATCAGTTTGGGATATTTCACCGGTGCCTTGCCGCTGCCGTCAGGGGCCAGAAAGGTCAGATGGCAGCCACAAATCTGCCCGCGTTCATTCACCATGGCTGAAACCATGGCCGGAAAGGTCGGCCCGGCAACAATCTTCTTGCCATCCTTGTCGCGCCTGGCATCCAGCCAGTATTCCGCGGCCGGGTTGAACCGGAATGTGTGTGGAATGTAATCAGCTGCATCCAGGTCGATCCCACGGCCCGCCAGATAGGTTTCCACCACGGTCCCGCGAATGTTCTCCTGGCACGCGTAGAACATTTTCCGGCCACGGCTGCGTTCTTCAGCAGCCTTTTCCGCAATCTGTTTTTCACGGCGTCTTTCGCGGGCACGGGCCGCATCATTGTGCTTTTTGCGCTCGTCATCAGACAGGCCGCGAAGCCCGCAAAAGTCTTCTGCCCAGCGCAACGCATCGCTTTTGTTTGTGGCGTTGACAAAGGCAATCAGATCCAGAATGTCGCCCTTGTCGCCGGTGGCATAGTCTTTCCAGGCACCCGGTGCCTGCCCGCCCAGCCAAATGACAAAACTGCCCACATTCTTGTCGGCCCGGCGCGGGTTCAGCACATGCCAGGTCGAATGCCCGCGATCGCGCTCCTGCGCATAATTGCCAAACAACGCCCGCACCAGATCCGGTACCCGTTGCTGCAAATGCATCTTGGCAACTTCGATCCTGCTCATGGCGCCACCCCTGTCAGCCAGACTTCAAGCCGGGTCAGAAGCGCATCAATTTTCGGGTCTTCCCGCTCGTCTTCAATGCGGCGCAACGCCTTGGAAACGGCCTGTTTGGTCACACCGGCAGCCACAGCAGCCTGAGAAAGCGGAACGTCGAAGCCAATAACTGTCAGGTAAATGGCCCGCTGGCGCAGTGTCGAAGCCAGACATTTTCCGCCCTGAAGGTTTTTCTCCATCAGCTCCGCCGGGTCCAAAGCATGTTCCCAGGCCATCATCGCGATAGCACTGCGATATGCCAGATGCACCGCGTCCTGCCGTTTGATCATTCCAGCACCTCACGTTCCAGCTTCTTCAATGCTTTTCGCAATTTGCGCATGGTTCGGAACCGCGGTTGCGTTTTCCCAGTTGCCAAACGTTGATAGGTCGATCGGTAAATTCCGGCTTCAGCGCACAGCGCCTCAATCGGAATTCCGAGCTCCAATCTTTTTTTTGATATTTTTTCAAAATCGGCCGAAAATGGCCCAACGGTTGGTGTATGCGGCCGCATTGCTACATAGGGTTTTTTGCCTTTTTGCGTCATTATCGACCCTCCATCGATAAAACGCCGCCACGCCCCCAGATGGTCCGTATCTCATAACAGGCAGGCAGTTTCTTCCGGATCTTCCAGAAATAGACGTTTATAATCTTTGTGCCGCTGGCGGGACCGCCATTCGGATCGCAACCATGGAGTTGGTTGAAAATCACCTCATAGCTGACCAGCTTCCCGAAAGATCGATAGAGAATTTCGAATATCCGTTGCTCCGTCCGGGTGAAGCCGCAATGCGTGCCAAACGCCTCTGCAGCTTGGCGTGGTGCAATATCCTGCAGACAATGCGGACATTGCACCGGCCGCATTTTCAGCAACTCGATTTCCGCCTGCAACGCCAGCACGGTTTCCGTGATGCTGTCAGACATCCGACTTACCTTTCAAATCTGAACTGAGTGCCGCTTTTAGTTTGAGAATTTCATCGGATTGCTTCTCTGCGTGACCACTCCAGAATTCACGCTCCGACCTCTCGCTGACCTTCCACAAAGGGCCGCATCCATTTGGGCAGACATCAGGCTCGTTGTTAGCTGTGACAGCTCCATTCATCAGGTGCAGCGTCATTGAGATCAGTACAAAATCGCATTTTGGGCAGGCAAGCTTTCCAGGTACATGAACCTGTGAGTCCAGATATCTCGCCCTCTCTAAAGCGGCATCGCGTTCTGCTTTGAGCACAGACGCATAGGTGGCAATGGCGCGGATATTGTCGGGACTGCAGCGGGCGAAATGGCGAAAATTGTTCATTGCCAGAACGTCAATGACATCAACATATTCATCAAAATCTCCGCTATGTTCCATGATGATATCGGTTGCTGTTGCATTTATGGCATCAGCAATAACGTTGCTGTCCTTGTCCCAAAGGAGATGGCTTTGGAATGTGCCTTCGTCATTTTCCGAGTCTGTCCAATCACATTCCCAAGGCCCCGGCGCTACGCCTTTCAGCCCTTCCACCATTTCTTCCAAAATCGCTTCACCGGTCTTTGACGTTTCAGACATCTTCGCCCTCCCAGACCACTGGTGCTTCCTCTTGCGGTCGTACCAGCCACCCGTCGACCACAGTGGTCGATCCGTTCAGCGCCCAGCTGTATCGCAGCCAGGTCGCACCCTTTTCCCGAAGCCGGCCAGCGGCTTCAGCACACCATTGTGTCCGGCCATTCTGAGCGACACTGTTCGAGCGTTCCGTGAAATCGGGCTTCACTGGTTCAGCCATTGGGCTCAGCCAATTCATGTAACGCTTCACGGACAGCTTCGATCGGGCAGTCATTCTCGCCGGAAGCTAGGATGTCTTCATCCTTGTCCGGAAAGCCAAAATCTGTTCTGTAAATGGCAAGCCCAAACAACGGCTCGGTCGCGCCACACACACCCTTGCCGAACGTCCAGAACAGATCTGCCGGCACGCTTTCAACAATTAACTGAAACGCACTTTCCAGCGCCGCTTTCTCAACCACACCAGTTCTGGCCATCTGCCTTGTCTCCTACTTGATCCAACATTTTCTGTGAAAGTGCCTGCTGCTGCGCAAGCAATCCGGACAGCATCACAACGCCAGCTGCCAGCAGCAGCGACAGGCGCGGATCTGTCAGCAGCCGCGTGTCACCAGCCAGCGCGCCGGCCGCCTGTTCATAGATCCGTGCCGATCGCGCCCAGACCTCAATCTCCGCAGCACCATTACCAGCGCTGGACGGGTCAGCTTCATCGGCGGACTGGTGCAATTTTCCCAGCACCAGCCCGCCGCCATCCGCCCCGACGATCCAGTCCGGTCCGCCCCTGGCCGGCCTGATTTGCGCAAATTTCACGAGTGTTTTCTCAGTCATCGCTGCCCGCCTTTCGCCAGATGATCGAACCGGCATCGCGCACAAACACACCGCCATCAGCCGATCGATCACGCGCCGCATCCC